ATTTAATACACCCAGAACCCTAATGGTCTGTATTTTAATTGTTTATTTAAATATTCAGCTTCAGTAGCACTTCTCTCTAATTGTGATGTACTTGATAACCTTAATAATCTAGCATCAAGTCTTTCTAATACAGCTTTCTTTTCTTCATTACCTTCACTAAGTAATGTATCGTAATCCATTGTTCTCTCAGCCTCAGCAACACCAACAACACCACCGAACTTACCTCTTACTCTACCTAAAGCTCTTTTTGCATCAGCAATAAATAACTGTCTTATAAGTGTCTTAGTTGGTTCATTGAATGTTGAATAATCTAACTTAGCTAATGGGACATCATTAGGTAATTTTATAATATCTGGGTTGTCTTCTCTACATTTATCAATATTATCAGGTGTAGTATCATAATAGTGATACCAAACTTGGCAACCAGTCATATTAATTGAATTAGGTCCACTACCAATACCTTGACCAAATGATAACTTAGAACCAGGTGTCGATAACAAGTGTAATAATCTTGTACCATCTGGCCCTTTTGTTATTTTGTAAACTAATTCACTTCTAACAATTCTATTTTTTAAATTCATATCAGCAGCTGTCAATAATATATCGAAAGCTGGTGCAATATAATATCCACTTCTTTGAGCACCACCACCACCAGTACCAACACCACCACCTATTTGAGCAAAACCACCACCAAAACCATAATCAATACCACCATAGTTAGCTAATAACGCTTGACTGGTAGCTGGTGGGGTAATCCAAAGTACTTCATTAATTTCACGTCCAGCAGGTATTTGATAAACTTGTCTACCAGCTTCAATACTAACAAAATCCTTTTTAAGTTCCCAAGGACCTCTAGTTTGTAAACCAACTTGTTTAGAATAAGCGTAGGTATATTGTGTTGTGAAATCCATTGACCTAACACTCAAAGCGAAAGCCATATCAGTTGTGTCGATAGTTTGACCTAATAATGATTGCCATTGATGTTCTATAAGCCATTCTTGAACATATTGAGCATAATCCTCAATAGCCATTTCTAAAAAGGTACATAGTTGTTCATCTTCAAGCTCTATTTGACGAATAGGTGCTCCTAATGAATGTCTAAGTTGTCTAAATAATTTTTCTCTTTCTTCAATGCTTACAGACATGGTGTGTTTTATTAATAAATATATTAAAATAAGTATTTAACCAATAAATTTCTTAGTTAATGAAACGGCTTCTTTAATTGATTTGAAGCTGATATTAGGTACTAGTAGTTGTTTACCAACCCTAACAATAGGTACATCGTTAGATTTTGCTATTTCTGATATTTTTAGGTATTCAGCCTCATTTTCTTGTAGGTCAATATCTACATCAGTAAATTCTACATTTTGTTCTTTAAGTAATCCTTTTAGTTCATCACAATAAGGACACGTTTTCATTGAGTATACTTTAATCATTTCCTTCATCTATTAGTAAGTCTGCCATCATAGCAGTTATTTCTGTTTCATTATATTGTTTATCACCCATAATGGTTGCAATTACCTCTTTTTTAGTGTTTAACATATCCCACATCCTAATGGATATAGTATCTTCGAATAATTGATAATAAACTGTAACATCATTCTTTTGACCAATCCTAAATGCCCTATCTTCGGCTTGTTCGTTGGCACCTGGGACCCAATCAAATGAGTTAAACACTACAACTGTCGCCTCTGTTAGTGTAATAGCCACACCAGCTGATTTAATGTTACCTATAAATACTTTTACCTTTGCTTTTTCTTGAAAAGAATCTACAGATTTTTGTTTTGCCTTTGCAGTCATAGGTCCATTATGTGTTACACATTTCTTACCAAAATGTTCAGCCAATACTTCCAATTCCTCAGTAAATGATGTGAAAATAATGACTTTTTTACCCATATCTATCGCATTTTCAACTAGTTCTATAGTTTTAGGTATTGCTTCCATGGCTATAAATTTTCTTAATAAAATCAACTCCACTAAGTCTTTTTCTAAAGCACCTCTTTTACCTTCTAATTTCCTTTTTTCCATATATTCATCCCATAATGCATCATATCTACCCCAACCTTTGGTATCTAATGAGTGATATGTAGGTATTATTACTTTATCTGGCATATCCAATACGTCAGTTTTCAATCGTCTAAGTAATATATTCTTAGTCTTAGCTGCTAACTCATCTAAATTGGTGGCACCATCGGTTAACCATATCTGTCTTCTTTGGCCATTTTTAAGCGTTCTAAAGAACTGTCTACCATCACAATACCTAACAGCAAAGTGTTTCCAATTGTCTGCTATAGGTGACTTTATTAGCTTTAAAAGGTTAAAATAATCCATTGGTCTGTTGGCTACAGGTGTACCTGTTAATAACCAAACTTTAGGTATATTATGTTTAACACATACTTCCATCATTACTTCACCACGAATACTTTTATTATTTTTTAGGTAGTGAGCTTCATCAACAATACATAAATCAAATTTACTATTAACTAACTCTCTGTTAGGTGTCCCTTCAGATTTTTTTCTAATATCAACTAATGTGTGGAAATTCTTTAATATGTCATAATTTATAATTGTAAATTTAGCATTAGCCCATTTATTACTATCTATTATAACTGTATCTTTACAGAATACATTTATTTCACGTTCCCAATTTATTTTAGCACTAGCTGGGGCTACTACTAATATTCTTTCAGCACCACTCTCTAATGCAGCAATAATAGACTGTATAGACTTACCTAGTCCCATATCATCACCTAATAAACAACCATTTCTAGATAATAAAAACTTAACACCTTCTTCTTGATGTTGATATAGTTTTTTATCGTATTTAGCTAAAACTTCATTATACTTATCAAAATTAACATCTACATGGATAGGTTCAAAATAAGGGTCTTCAGTTACTTGAGTCTTAGGTAACCAGTACATTTTAGATGTTGTTTGGTTTTTCTTTAGTTTACCGTAGATGTGGTAAGCTTTATCAGTGTCAGCTAATATAAACTCAATTAATACTTTCTCAGGTGTAAAGGTTAGATTATCTATTTTTTGTAATTCATCACCTAGATATTTGGTAATACCAATCACCCTATTTATCAATATGGGTTCTTTTTGGTTATTATCTAGAATATATTTGGTTTGATTCTCTGTGAGAACCAATTTCTTATTTTTCAATAATTGGTTCTTTAATTTGAGCAAATATGGGTTAATACCCTTATAAAGCTCTAAAATAGATAGAGCAGAATGCCCTTGTAAGTCTTCAATTGTTATCAAATTTTCATATATTAAAATACCAGGTTATTGTTACACAATAATAACACTAATTTTAATAAAAATCAAGTGTTTCGTGTATATTTACTATAAGATAAATATTTATAATAAAACATCATGTCTAATAAAAAAATAACACCCATAACCCGTATAAATAAGTGGTTTTCAGAAGAAGACTTTAATTTAGAAATTTCTATGGGTAGGGAAGCTATTGAAGGTGACGGTAATTTCACGTTAATTTTGTATAAAGTTAATAGAGAAGCTACACAAGCTGACAATATTTATGGTGAGGCTAGTAAGGATGGGATTAAATTCTTCCCACCTATTGAACTTAAAGTGGTTCCAATACTAGCTGAGGCTGAAAACAATAGCTACAATTCTGATGGTGGTATGAGGTATTTACAAGATGGTAAATTAACCTTTGGTATTTATGATGCTCAATTAACTGAGCTAAAAACAAGTTTAGATTACGGTGATTATATAGGATACCCAGTAACTGAAACTGAAATAAGATATTTTAGTGTGGTTAATGATGGTATTAAGAATTTTGATAATAAACATACAATAATGGGATATAAGGGTGCATTTAAATCAGTTGTTTGTGCTCCTGTGGACAGTTCAGAATTTAGGGGGGTATAAAAATTATGATGCCAAAAGGATACATAACTAACATCAACGTAAATCCAGGGAAAATTGGACCCGAAAGGAGAAAAGAAATCTTGGATAATATTGTTGATAAGAATACTTTCTTACCAAGAGGTGTTCTTGAAGAGGATATGGATGCTACTTTCATAGATTTCGTTAATAATGATTTATCAATAACAATTGATGGCGTTAAAGTACCTGTTATTTTCTTAACAATTCAAAGATGGAGTGAATTTAGT